ATCCCAATGAGCAGCTTTATAGGATTTGGAATGAAAAAGGGTATCTTATTTTCTGCAAAGGGCAGAAGATAGACACGGCGATGATTACCGAGGATATATTACGACGCAGTAAGTTGGTTAATATTATCCGTATCGGCTATGATGCTTACAAGGCGCAGGAGCTAACGAGTATCTTAAAGTCAGTTGGAGCGAGGAACGTGCTAACCCCATTTAGTCAGACCTACGGAAACTTTAACCTACCAGTAGAAAGTTTTGAGATGCTTGCATGGAGTGATCCGGTAAAGATAGAGTTTAACGACAACCCTATTAACGCTTTCTGTTTGGAGAATTGCGTGATAGATACCGACAATCTGGAGAACAAAAAGCCGCTCAAAGTGTCACAATACCGCAAGATAGATGGAGCGATTACAATGCTAATGACTTTAGGTTTGCTATACACATTTGAGAGGTAATTTGCAAGTTTTTAGAACATAAAAATATTTAATAAAATAATAATTTTACCACGATGCGCCAAGATGTACCACGATGCACCAAGGCGCATTTTTTTTGCTCACTTTTGTGTTGTATCTTTGGGGCTAAAAAGTATAATTATATATGGGTATTTGGCAAAACATAGTAAAATTTTTCAGCCGTAGCACCGATGCAGAGGGCGCAGTTAGCGAGCCACAGACACCGGGGCCACGTACCGGAGACTATACCCAGTTCTTTAACTTTTTCGGTACAGGCAATACCGCTTTGTCGGTAGCCACTGTTTACCGATGTGTGCAGTTACTTAGTGAGAGTGTAGCTAATTTGCCATTTTTGTATATGAGACTGAAAGACGGCATTTTTGTGGAGGACACGAATAGCCGTTTGCATTATCTTCTAACAGTACAGCCGGACTTTACAAAATCGGCGTTTGACTTCTGGAAAGAAGCCGTAGAAAATGTGTTGTTAGAGGGTAATGCTTACATCGTACCAGTGTACAATAGGGCTACTTTAGAAATAGACCGATTGGTTTTGTGTGGGCGCAATACCGTAAGCCACGATGTGTATAACGATACCTACATGATTACCGATACCATCAACGGTATATGTGGGGTTTACGATGAAAGCGAGATCATCCATATTAAGGGGCATACAAGCAACGGCAAGCACGGCGTTAGCGTACTGGAATATGCAAGGCAGACGTTAGACATAGCATTAACCGGAGACCGGGAGACGCTTAAACGATTTGCCAATGGCGGTAATGTTAGGGGTATCGTAAGCAACGATAAGACTACTACCGGGTTTGGCGAGTATCAGGACAAGGAATTGGAGAAGACTGCCGAAAACATAGATAGTCGTTTTCAGAATGGCGAGCGCATAGTTAGTTTGCCCGGTCAGGTGGACTTTAAGCAAATTTCGCTTTCTTCTACTGATATGCAGTTTTTGGAGAGCCGCAAGTTTACGATACGAGACATTTGCCGTTTCTTTGGTGTGCATCCATCTTTTGTTTTTGACGACACAAGCAATAATTACAAGTCGGCTGAAATGGCGAATGTGGCGTTTTTGAGTAACACGTTAAATCCACTTTTGCGCAATATTGAAAATGAAATGTTGCGTAAGTTAATCGCCCCCACCCTATGTTGCAAACGAAAATTTGAGTTTGACCGCCGGGGACTTTATGCAAGCGATTTGGATAGTAAGGTTAAGTATCAGGCGGCAACGATTGCCGCAGGTATCTATACGGTGAACGATTGGCGCAAGATGGAGAACCGCCCACCTATCGAGGGCGGCGACAAGGTTTTAGTATCGGCAAATCTTAGAGATATTGCCAACGAGACCGCCGTTAATAACGCGCCGGAGCCAGAGCCAAAGAAAACTAAAAAGGACGATAAAAATAAAGATGGAGACCAAGACGATGAATAAAGATACAATCATAAGACGGTGTTTGTGTACTCCTACCGAGTTACACGTCAGAGAGGCAGCAGAGGGCGAAGCACCGAGCCGCACAATAACTGGATATGCCATATTGTTTAACGTACCGTCTGCCCCATTGTGGAGCGACGAAGATAGCGAGGCCCGGGAAGTGATAGCCCCGGAAGCCGTTACAAAGGAACTCTTAGACGGCCAAGACATCAAAATGACGATGTTTCACAATCGGCAGTTGATTTTGGCAAGAAGCAATAAGGGTGGCGGTACACTTTCGTACACAGTAGATGAAAAGGGCGTAGCTTTTGAGTTTGACGCACCTAATACCGTGGACGGTGACAAGGCTTTGGAATTGGTACGCCGTGGTGACATAAGCGGTTGCAGCTTTGCGTTTTCAACACGCTACTATGATAGCGATTTTGTAGAGCGTCAAAGCAAAGTAGCGGCTAACGGCATTAACAATATTACCTATCGTGTCAAAGCGATTACAGGTATCTTTGACTTTACGTTGGCGGCTGATCCGTATTACCCAGATACGAGCGTGGAGGCAAGAGAGTTTACCGATGAGTTGAAGCGAGAGCAGAAGACCCCGGAGCCTCAACCACAGACAGGCGAGCAGAAAGAAAAAGCGTTAAAGCAGTTGCGTGAAATGCGCCACGCTGCGAAACGCAGTTTAGTATAATATTTAATTTTTAATTTTCAGACATGGACAAAAAGACAAAGAAAACAATTAACGTTCGTGAGCTGATTAACCAGTATCAGCAGAATTGCGACCGCATCACAGAGATTGCGGACGTATGCGAGAAAGAGCAGCGTGAGCGCAACGAGGCAGAGAACACCGAGTTTGAAACCCTCATGCGTGAAAATCAGTTGTTGCAAATGAAGATGCAGGCGGCAACCGCCGAGCATTTGCGTGAAAATCCAAACGCCCAGGAAGACGCAATTAAGATTATCCGTGAAAACGCCGCATCCGGTCAGCGTACCGAAATCATGCTTTTGCGTGATATGATGATGGTGCAGGACGTGGCAAAGGGCGCAATCGTGCCGCTTAACATTCAGGACATTTTGAAACCTTTGCAGGAGGGCTTTATTTTGGATAAGGTAGGTTTGTCAATGCCAACAGGTTTGGCAGGTGACTTTGTTTGGCCTATGTACGAAATGGTTGAGGCAGAGTTAGCAGGTGAGGGCGCAGAACTTAGCGATACCAAAATACCTTTCAGCAAAATGACCGCCGCACCGGAGCGTATGGGTATTGCCATCCCGGTAACTAATCAGTCGCTCAATCAGTCGCAGGGACTTTTGGAAATGATCGTGCGTGAGGTTATGCCGCTTGCAATCCGTCTTCTTTTGAACAAAATCGTTTGCGGCGTAAATAAGGTTAATGGTGCTACTAATTTGGTAGGCCCATTTGTGGCACTCAAAGACAACCCGGTATTGCTTTCAGCCGTTCCAACCTTTAACGAACTTAACATGATGAAAGCCGCAGTACTTGAAACCGGTATCGACGGCAGCAACCTTTGTTGGGTAATGACAAAGAGCATGGAGGCAATTTTGGAGGGCACACCAATCAACGAAAAGGGTATTTTCTTACCTACGATTCAGAACGATACCCTTTGTGGTTTGCCAGTGTACACGTCAAATGTTATCCGTGACACTAAGGTATCATACCAGAAGTGTAGCGGCACAGAGTGGGCGGCAGCAGAAGACTTTGATCCACAGAAGGCCACCGCTAAGTACACCGTGACAAGTGCCGACGATGTTAAGAACATTTCGGGCATGAAGTCAGGCGACTATGTTAAGATTATCGCAGGTACGGAGTTTATCGGTTTGGGTGATTGGCGTTATCAGCCTATGGGTATGTTTGGTACTTTGCGCTTTATCGTCGATCCATACAGCAAGGCACGCAAAGATAGCGTAGATTTCGTGCTCAACACGGACTATGCTACTAAGACAATTCGCCCAGAGGCCTTTAAGTTGGGCAAAGTCGGCGGTAAGAAGTAATCACAATTTATAAAGTTAAACGTTATGGCAGTAGTGAGTTTGGCACTTTTTAAGAAGCACGTAAGGGCTGATGATTTCGCCGATGATGACGAGTATTTGCAGCATCTATTAGATACAGCAGAAAGCGCAGTTATCACGGCGACCAATAGAACCCAAGAGGAATTGGTGCAGATGGGTAACGGACATGATGTACCTACCCCCATAAAACACGCTATAATGATGTTGGGCGCACATTGGTACAATCAGCGTGAAAGTGTGAGTAACGTGCAGATGCACGCCGTGCCTGATTCGCTACAAGCCTTAATTAAACCCTATCGGAAATTAGCGGAATGAGAGCAGGAGAAATGAAATATCGTTTGCAGTTGTTGAAGCCTACGGCGACAACAAACGACTACGGCGAGGAAGCGACAACCTACGAGCCTATACGTACCGTGTGGGCAGAGAGGAAGAAGCAGAGCGGCAACCGTAGCGAGGAAGTGGGCGAACATTTCCCCGACTATCGAGCCGAATTTAATGTAAGGGACGCGCACCCAGTTAAAGAAAACTGGAGGGCGCAGCAGTTGGGTGGCCATCTTTATACGGTGGTCGCCATCATCCCAAACATTGATAGGGGTATGAACACTTTAGTTTGTGAACGAGTAAACGAGTAGTCAGATTTTGCAATAGTCTGTTTTCTTAATGTATATGCAGCCAGAACGATGAAAGAAACCGTTACCGACATCAACAAGCCGTTTGCCGATGTTTACAAGGCACTCGACGTGAAAGACCAACGCAAGGCTATGCGAAGTGCCATGCGCAGGGAGGGCAACCGCCTGAAAAAGGCGGCAGTCTCCAATCTGGGACAAAGCGGCATTGGCAGTGGCACAAAGCGCAGTCTTTCAAGCGGCATCTATGTGCATACCTACCCCGATCGCTACGGCCTGGGCTTCATGGTAAGCGTTAAGCCCCACGGTAGGCGCAAGGGCATCCACCTTAACCGTCAGAACATGGAAAAGCCTGTTTTGATGTGGGCAGAGGACGGAACACGCCAAAGACATGTAGGGCGGCGTATTTCATCGTTTTTCGGTAAAAGCAGGTTCACGGACAAGAAAATAAGGCAGTATCTACGAGGCGGTGCGAGCCGCGGCAAGATGAGGCGTTACGCTTTTCTCGCCAAGACAGAGCAGCAGACCGCCGACAGCGTGGAAACCAACCTTTTCAACAACTTGCAGAACAACGTGGAAAAGGCGGCAAGAAAGCAGGGACTTTTATAACATATAGCTATGGCACAGAAAAAGACATCATTAAGTGCGGGCAGCATTATTCGCGATATTCTTCTATCTAACGAGGAAGTGAAGCGGAGAACAAACAAGGTTTTCCCCATCGTGATAGACAACGCCCAACTACCTTATATATTATATCGCCGTGCGGCATTGGCACACAATCCCACTAAGCAGGGAATGCCGGGAGCCGACACCGTGACTATGGAGGTGGTTTGCTATACGGCAAAATATGCCGAGGGCGTGGAGCTTGCCGAGGCGGTGCGCCAGGCACTCGACTACGCAAGCGGAGAACACGACGGCGTAAAGATGCGCAGTTGTACGCTTGCCGACAGCGAAGAGGGCTACGAGGATGATGCCTTTGTGCAGCAGCTTGTTTATCAAGTCAGAATTTAAGTAATTTAGAACCATTTAGTTTTTATAGTTATGGAAGATACTGGATATATCAATGGTAGTGACCTTTTGCTTAAGGTTGGAGGCAAGGCGGTGGGACATTGTACAAGCCACACCCTCACTTTCAACAGCGAGACAAAAGACCGTGCCGTCAAGCCTATAGCGAGTGCCGCCAAGAGTAGCGGACTTTGGAAGGGCAAGGGAGTAACTGGTTTGTCAATCTCTATCAGTGCCGAGGGTTTGCGCTTCTATGGTGAGACCGAGAACGGACACGAGCAGATTGCACCACTTTGGGGCAAGGGCGCAAGTGTGGAGGTTGAGGCATTCAAGCGAGGCGGCGACACGAAACCTTATGTAAAGGGTAACTTTGTTATCGCCTCATTGGAGGAGACAAGCCCGGCGCAGGACGATGCTACTTACAGCGTGTCTTTGGAGAACGACGGCGAGCCTGAAACCTACCCGGGCAAGGATGCGACAGCGACACAGGCAACCGACACTGGCAAGGCAGTGGGCAAGTAACGCCCACATGAAACAAAGGCTATATTGTTTTTAAGATAAATGTTTGATTTGTTGAATTAGTTAATTGTTGATTTATGCCAAAGATTGAAATCATGATCAACGGCAAGGCATACCCCTGTAGGCAGACTATGGGGGCTATGCTTCGCTTTAAGAAAGAAACCGGCAAGGAAGTGACGGAGTTAGGCAACAGCCTATCGGATATGTGCGCCTATCTGTTTTGTTGCGTGGCGTCAGCCTGTAAGCACGATGGCGTAAAGTTCGATATGTCGCTTATGGACTTTGCCGACAGCCTCACACCCGAAGACCTCAACAAGTGGACGGACACCGTGAACGCCACGGCAGACCAGGCACCCGAGGACACGGACACGGAGGGCGAAAAAAAAAGTTAGGCATCTTCGACATTCTGGGCATAGCCGTTGGCAACATCGGTTTGCCCTACAATGATTTTTGCGCCCTCACGCCCGAGGAGTTCAGCCACATATACAAGGCATACAGCGAGGAGCGGACGGAGCAGTATCAAGACAGTTGGGAACGTATGCGTATGCTTGCGGCGATAACCATACGGCCGTATGCAAAGAAAGGGCTAACGCCCCACGGACTTCTACCCTTTCCATGGGAGAAGAAAAAGCCGGAGCATACGAAAGCAGCCCCGGCAGTATCTAAGGAAGATGCGTTAAAGCGTTTTGAGGAAGTGTTGGGAAAAGTGGGAAACGGCTAAAGTGCGCCGTAGTACCAAGGCGTATGCCCACCATCCTTATATGGTTTGCGTGAATCATATTGCCCATAAGCTACGAGCATGAACAGAATACTAACCAAAAAGGCAATGCAACCAAGGAACAGCAACGAAACGACAACAGCAGCGAAAGAGGCAATAGTGATGTTTCGCCAAAGTTTTCTTTCTTTGGTTTGCCTTTTTGCCGATATGTTTCTGTTTTGTCTCATACTTCTAATCCATTGGGTTACGCCACAAAGATACAAAAAATATTGATTACTTAGTTACTTATACGCTGAAAATATGGCAAAAGAAATAAAGTTTAACATTAAGTTGCTCATTGACGGCAAAGAGCAGTTAGTTACCGCCTCAACATCGGTAAAGGAACTGCGCGACAATCTCGATGCCGCCAAGAGCAGTGCCGCCAAGTTCCGGGAGAAGATGATTACGGTAAACCAGACGGTTGTGGCTTTGCAAAACGCTTCGAGTGCCATAAATGGTTTGCGTGACACGATGGCAGGGCTAACGGCAAGCTACAATGCCGTGCAGCAGGCCAACACACAGCTTACTACCGTGATGCGTCAGCGTATGGACGCAACCGAGGAGGACATCAAAAAGGTTAATGAGGTTATCGGCGCGCAATCCAAGTTGGGTGTTATCGGCGGTACGATACAGAAGACAGGCGCACAGCAGATAGCAACCTTTTTGAAAGAGAAAGGCACGTTGGAGCAGCTGATACCAGCCATGAACGACCTTTTGGCACAGCAGAAAGGTTTGAACGCCACGCAGGAGGATGCAAGAAGTGTGGCAAACCTCATGGGCAAGGCCATGACTGGGCAGACATCGGCGTTAAGGCGTGTGGGTATCACGTTCAGCGAGGCCCAAGAAAACATTATGAAGTACGGCACGGAGCAGCAGCGTGCCGCCATGTTGGCACAGATTATCACCGATAATGTGGGACACATGAACGCCCAACTGGGCAAGACTGATGCAGGACAGCTGAAGCAAGCCGAGATGCAGTTTGCAGCCATTAAGGTACAAATCGGTGAATTGGTTTCCAAGTGGTTGCCTAAGATTACATTTGCGGCACAGGCGTTGACTATCGTAAATTCCATGATTTCGTTAGGCAACAGCATAAAGGGCGCAACAATGGTTATCGCCAATTTCGGCATAACGACAAAGGCGGTGAATGCCGTTTGCATAGGTTTCAGAGCATCCGTTGTTGGCTTGACAGCCGTAACGAGAGTGATGCAAGCGGCATTTACCGGGGCGACCATCGGAGCGACCACCCTAAAGGTAGCCATTAAGTCTTTGCTTATTTCTACAGGTGTGGGCGTGGCAGTCTGGGCATTGACGGAAGCAATTTCGTATCTTGCCAATTCATCGGATAAGGCGGCAGGAAGCACCAAGCAACTGACAGCCGAGGAAGAGGCGGCGCAAGCTGCAAGACAGCAGGAGGCGCAGCAGAGGGCCGAGATTTCGGCGGCAATAGACATCAACATAGCCAAGCTAAAGGCGTTCAAGGGCAGCAAGGAGGAAGAAAAGAAACTTGTTGGCGAGATGAACAATACCTACGGTGATGCTATGGGCTACTATTCCACCGTGGCGCAGTGGTACACGGCACTTGTCGGCAACTCCAAGGCGTACTGTAATCAGATGATTAACGAGATACGCATTAGGAATTTGGCTAACAAGGCAGCGGACTTACAGCAGAAACGGCACGACTTTACCCACGACGACAACGGTAAGACACGCCGTTTCAGCAAAAAGCGCAAGACCCGACAGGTTGCAATAGGGCAAGTGGACGCGGGGGACGGCAAGATTATTCCACAGTATGCAGATGTGGAGGTCAAGGGGTCAAGCGACTACGAGAAAGCCAACGCCAAGGTTACAGACCTTTACAGGAAGGAGCAAGTCGTGAGAAAGCAAATGGAAAGTCTGGTAAGGGAAAATGCCAAAATCACATACAAGCAGTATGATGGTTACAGCAAGACAGCCCCGACCACACCGACCAAGACCACACCGACCAAGACCACGACACCAAAGACAACTGACAAGAAAGAGGAACCGAAAACCCACGTAGAGGAACTACAGGCGCAGTTGGCGGCGGCACAAAAGGAAATGGGCAACGCCATGACCGTAGATGCAAGGGTGAAAGCCGATGCCAAGATAGCCGACATACAACGGCAGATAGACGAAACTACAAAGGGTAAGGTATCTATCAAGGCAGAGACAGAACCGACATACATCGTGCAGGGGAGCGATGCCGACAAACGACAGAGCCGAACCAATGCACAACACAACATAGACCGAATAAGGCAGGATTTTGAGATAGGACTTATCGGCAAGGAAGATGCCGAAAGGCAGATAGCCGACATTAACAAACAGCTTGAAAAGTTGGGTGTTAAGCCGATAGAGGTACATTTCAAAACCTACATCGAGGAACTGCAAGAACAGTTGCACGACGCACAGCAGGAGTTTGAGGAAGCCACCACAATAGATGCAAGGGTGAAAGCCGATGCCAAGATAGCCGACATACAACGGCAGATAGACGAAACTACAAAGGGTAAGGTATCTATCAAGGCAGAGACAGAACCGACATACATCGTGCAGGGAAGTGCAGCCGACAAGAGGCAGAGCCACAGCAACGCCCAGAATAAGGCAAGCCGCATACAAACCGACTACGAGATAGGAATCATAGGCAAGGACGAGGCGCTGAAAGAGATTGAGGAGATAAACCGACAACTCGCAGAAATCGGATTGAAGCCTATAAAGATTGAACTTGACAGCAAGGGTTTTGACAAGGTGTTTGGCGACATCAAAAGCGGTTGGGGAAGCATCCAAGGTGTAGGCAACGGCATTCAGGGCATAAGTGATGCGCTGGAGGGCAACGGCGATGCCTGGCAGCAGGTGACGGGACTTATTAACGGCTTCATTTCCATTGCCGAGGGCATACAGGGTATTGTGGAGTTGTTCGGTATGCTCACGGCGGCAACCTCAGCACACGCGGCGGCATCCACTACCGATGCAGCAGCAACGGCAGGAGAAGCGGCAGCAGCAACAGCCAGCACGGCAGCCAAGAGCGGTGAAGCGGTAGCAAATGCCACGGCGAGCGGTGCAAAAATGCCGTTCCCTTTGAACCTGGTAGCAATTGCGGCAGGTGTGGCGGCAGTTATTGCAGCACTCGCAGCAGTTTCGGGATTTGCCACTGGTGGTGTTATCGGCGGTACTTCTACATCGGGTGACAAGAAGTTTGCCCGAGTGAACAGCGGCGAGATGATACTAAACAAGTTTCAGCAAGCCCGATTGTTCGGCATGATTGACGGCAAGTTTCAGCCGCCTACCTTTACGGAGCGGAGGTTACAGCCGGTAACGATGCAGAACATAACAAACGACATTGAACCGACAGCCACGGAGGTAAACATCAATATGAATGCCAACGCACGCAAGATACTTGACATGATTACAGATGTTAAGCGAGTGGCGAAAAAGAGCGGTAAGAACTATAATGTGTAACAAATAAAAATCAGTTAATATGTATATACACGGCAGTTTTCTAAGTCAGCAGAGCGATACGATAACGGTACACATCGTTACCGGGAACGATCGCACGCAGACTATTGAAATAGGTACAGAAAAGGCAGATGTATATTTTAGCGAGGATCCGGCAGAAATCGAGAATGAGGTAAACGACACTTTCGATGTGCTTTTGAGAAATTCGGCTAAAATAAGATTGCTTTGCGGCAACCTGATTAAAGACCTTTTTAGTACCTCATGCCGTGATGCAGTCGTAAACATCTATAAAAACGATACGTGTATCTTTGCCGGGTTCATTGAGCCACAAACTTTGTCACAGCCATATAACGACAGATGGGACGAACTGGAATTAAATTGCATTGATGCGCTTAGTGCTTTGCAGTATAGCAAGTATAAGAATGTGGGCGCATTGGGCGTTATCTATGCTTTCGTCAAGGCAGAGGCAGCGCAGCGTAGTTTTTACGATATTGCCACCGAGGTACTGCAAGGTGTTACCGAGGGACTGGATATATTGGGCAACCAAAATATTAAATTCTGGTACGATGGTAGCAAGGCAGTTGATGCACAGACCGCTAACCGCTATCAGGTATTTAAGCAGCTTTCAATATCTGATTTGTTGTTTTTGGGCGATGATGAGAGCGACGTTTGGCAGCAAGACGAAGTGTTGGAGGAACTTTTGAAGTACCTTAACTTACATATCGTGCAGGACGGCTTTAACTTCTATATCTTTTCGTGGGAATCCGTCAAGGCGGCACCCGATAAGATTATTTGGCATGACATCGTAGCCAACAGCACCAAGACAACGGCGCAGCAAGCCGTAACAATCGCTTTGGCTAACGTGGCCGATTGCGATACCACGATAAGCATAGGCGACGTATATAACCAACTTCTATTAACCGCCAAGGTGGAAGACATCGAAAGCGTGATAGAAAGCCCATTGGACGATGATTTGTTGGTTAGCCCATACATCAATAAGCAAAAATACCTAACCGAGTATTCGAGCGACGGAGAGGGCACGGCCGCATATTATGCAATGAAAGCAATGGTGAATGATGAAAGCACTACCTATGGTGGCGGTGCTATTACTGATTGGTTTGTGCAAGTATGGCAAAATAAGTATTGGACGTTTCCGATGAAAGGAAACACCGAGGTTGATTTAGTGGACTACTTTTGCAGCGACGGAACGAACCAACATAATTTGCCTATGTGGTTGGGGCAGGCACCGGGTGCAGCTATTATGGGTTTGGGTAGTGTTAAGATTAATACCGCTAACGACGATAATAGCCCGACATCTAAGGTAAACATGACTAACTATTTAGTCGTGTCGGTTAATGGTAATGGAAACAACAAGGAAGCAGAAACATACCCTAATGCTACCGACATACAGAAAAATATACCGTATGCGGTTTACATTGGTAATAAGGCAGGTGGCGTTTTTTCGCCGTCAGACAAAGACACTACTAACTATATAGTATTGTCCGGCAAACTTATTTTAAATCCAATAATGGCGACTACTGGTAATTTTTCCAGTATGCGTGAGAAGATGGGGGACAGACCGCCACTGATGTATTTTTGGCACAAGACCGTACCAAGCCGCAACAACAAAGATGGGCGTTATTATACACGTCGTTACTGGAGAGCCGAAAGACCAAGCGAGGAAGTAACATGGAACGAAAGCGGCAATAACGGTTTTTATCCATATACAGGCGAAGGCCCAGAGGAGTACGAGTTCAATTATAGCGCAGTTGGGGACGGCAGCGACAAGATAAGTAAGGTTGCAGTATTGGCGTGTATGCTGATTATCGGCGATAAATGCGTAGTGGAAAAGACGCCCGACAATGATCAAGGTGATACAGACGAGAACGGCAAACCTATTCCATACACGGATAAAGAGGGAGAAACCTACAAAAATTTTGTGTGGAAGCCATACAAGGAACGTGAGCAATGTAGTAGTGATGATGAATATTATCAGCAGTCGTTTACTATTGGCATAGACCCTAAGCGAGGTGACAAGATAATAGGACAGGAATTTGATTTGCAAAAGACTTTTTCCTATACAATTGGAATCGACGCAGAGGGAACGGGCATAGCTATTAAGAAGAAAGACAAGATAAGTGGGCAGGTTAGGTTTATGATATTAGGCCCTGTTAATGCTACATGGGACGTTATCACACGCCGCCACCATACCTTTTTCAGGCATACAAAGTGGAGCAGCTCATCAGTACCGCTTTTAGCCCATGTTAGTAGCATCCTGATTAAGTCGTTTGAGGTTAAAGTTTATAGCGATAATGGACTAATCAGCAATGGCAATGATGATAACGATATTATCTATATGAGCGACACCAAAGAAACCTTTGTGAATAAAAAGGACGATTTGGAGTTTAAGATAAATTCGGCATTGACCGTCACGGAGTGTGCCCAGTTGGGAGTTAGCAACACGGTGAAGTTATCCACGCCGCTGAATATATCAACCGGGGACGGAGTGTTAGAGGTGTACGACCGAAACGGCAACGTTAAGGCAAAGCCCGAACAAATCTACGTGGATAGTTATTATACTGAATACCATAAGCCACGTATCGTAATGGAACAGAAACTAAGAGACATTGATAATGTTGTTAGCCTGTTTAACCATTACCGCCACGAGGCTTTGAACAAAGAATTTTTCGTGCAGGGCATCGGCAGAAACCTTATTGAGGGACGTGCCGACCTCACATTAAAGGAGATTGGCACATGATCGAAGTTAAGCAGATAGCAAAACCCAGGAACAGCGGCAGCGGTGGGGCATCCACTGGAGGCGGCAGCTATGGAAGTATCGGCAAAATGACCGAGGAAGCCAAGCACGCAGCCAAAGCCGATATAGCGACACACGCAGAGCAAGCCGAGTATGCAAACCGTGCCGGATATGCGAGCCGTGCCGCCTATTCCGATTTAGCCGGAGACGTTGCAGAGGATAGCCCGATTAACGACCGCTTTTTATCGAAGATTACCGCCGACATAGCGCAAGGGCACATTACTTTTCAGCAGGGTTTAACGGCTATCGGTTTGGCAATATTCAAGGACGGCGCACACTTTGGCGAGTTCGTCAAATCCCTGTATGCAGGTAAGGGCGCAGGTATTGACGCACAAGGTAACGCCGAGGTGGAAAGCCTAAGAGTGCGCAGCTATTTTGAGTGTCTGGAATTGATAGTAAACCGATTGTCTGCAATCGAGGGCGACCAACTTCTAACAGAAGCGGACACAATCGAAAGCGTGGACGATTTGGGCGATGGTTGTTTTGGTTTGCACCTGAGAAGCAAATGGGACGGATATTTTACCGCCCAAGCCGAAAACAATGTGCTTAAAGGTATTATCAATACTTTGGCGCAGGGAAGCGGCAAGTATTACACGGCATGGTTTAGGGTTAATAGCGTTAATACCGCTAACAACTACATAGAGGTGACGCAGTACCCGGACACCGAAGTACCAAGCGGCAAGAACTACCCACCGTGTGAAATGATGAAGATTGCACGATGGGGAAACCAAACGGACACGAAACGGCAAGATTGTTTGTACCTATCGAGCACAGAGGGGCGAATCGTCAAGCTAAAGGGAGTGACTAAGCCGATTTTGGATAATGCCAACTACGGTGCAGCTTTCGGCAGTTTGCCCGAATTTGTGTACGAGCTATTGGACGATAACGGCAACCCTTTGCCAATACGTGACGGTTTAGACTATATGTATATACCGGGTATCGTCACAATGGACGTTATCAGACTTAACAAATGGACTGGTAAGCCGTTGGTTACGTATGTGGATCGTGGGGCGTGGACGCAAAGCGGCAAGTACTATTGCGATGCTATCAACCCGGACACCGGGGAGTATGAGACATCAGACGTATGGTTTAATGGCTGCAAGTACAGATGTTGCAAGAACCTCACGACGACCGCCCCGGCATGGAACAATACCGATTGGGCGATGATCGAGGGAAACCCAGACTTTGCCGTAGATTTCCAAGAGCCTGAAAGTATCTTAGACCCGGACAAAATAGACCTCACACTAACCATCGTGGCGACCCTGTATAATATGAATATCACAGATGATATTTTGGACGCAGACGTAATGTGGACGAGATACAGCGAGGACGCAGAGGGCAACGAGAGAACGGCGAGCGACAACGTTTGGAGTTTGCGCCACGCCAATACCGGAAAGTCTTTGCACCTCACAGCCGAGGACATGAATTTTAACGGCTATATGCCTAAAGTTATACGCTTTACGGCTACCGTTACTTTACGTGACGGCATGGGCAATGAAGCAGCAACGGCGGCAGTCAGTTACGAGTATTAATTTAAACATAGCGCAGTTATGAAGACAAAAAGATTTGATTTCAACTTTAAGCCACTGCAAATTAATGTTAGCATGGTGGTTGAGGGCGGCGTATCGGATAGTCAGAACTACGACGCAGACACCGACACATATACGCCCGATTACACCATAGACGCATCTAACTTAATAGTGCAGCCGAATATCGGCAGACTTGACAAAGACGAGGTTTTAACGCCGGGCTTGATTAATCAAGACCTCACTAACGTAGTCTGGTATGAGGTGAACAGAGGAGCAGCCGACACGTTAATAGACAGCACTAACGCCGACTTTGAGGTAGTCAGCAAGGGTGCAAATGCCGGACGTATCAGGATCAAGAAGAACGCCAAGCCGCAGATACCTATGAATCTACGATTTGAAGCGGACTACAAAGACCCACGTACTAATCAGGTACACCACATCATCAAGCCGTACCAAGTACAATGCAAGAACGCCACAGCATACACGCCACTTCTGGTATTGGACGCAGCCGCCCAAACTATCTACAACCCATTGAGCGACCCCGACACGCAGACGGTACACGCATCATTGAGATTGGGCGTTAATGAGTGCCCAGAGAATAAGCGTTTGTTTGTGTGGGAGGTAATGCGAGACGATGGAACATTTACCGCCGTAGGCAGCGACACCACGTTAGACTATGACGTAGCGGTAGCAGCAGACGGAAACAGTTGTACCGTTAATCGTAGCCTCATGGGTACAGAACTTTATTTGCGATGCAGGGCAAAGTATAGCCCGGACGGAAACCCGAGCAGCGTAGCACTATCGGACAACGCCCCTACTAAGTTAGTGGCATTTATTCGCAGAATCCCAAAATTTGAGTACGACATCGGCGAACTACCTACCAACCTACCAAGCGGTTTGTTAGAGATTGCGCCAACGGCGAAGATTTGGAACACTAACGGCATGATCGACAACCCGGAGCGTGAGTTATTGCCGCTTTGGTATGTTGCGACCAACGCACAGTCAGGAACGCTTAACTATTCGCTCATAGCGCATGGAATGGCACCGACGCTTTCAACTGGAAAGGTTAGCCGGACGTTGGGCGGTGTTTATGGTTTGGACGTTAAGGACGTTGGCCCTACGTGTGCATGGGAAGACAGCGACGGCGCAGTATTCGTTGATGCAGACGATAACGTAATATTAATCAAATAACAATTTAATCAATATAAGATTATGGCAAAATACATTAAAGCAAATCCATTGGTTGCACGATACTTGCAACTGGAGAACGACCGTAACATAGTAAGTGATGGCAACTATCTGTTTTGGCAAAACGATATGTTGAAGTTTGGCCCACTAACCCAACTTAACGACATATTGGTTAAGATTGGAGGTATTGCACTTATGCCACATGAGGCGAGAAGCGAGCAGGACGGCACTATTTGCCGACCTTTGCCGATGGCAACCGATGCACGCTTTCAGCAGCCTATTAAGGCTAACGTTAATGATGCTATCGTAGGAGACAACACTAACACCGAGCAGGGAGCAGATGGTGAGGGCGAGAACACAGAGAGCACCGACAATGGCGGCAACAGCAACGAGGGCCAGGCCAACGAAGGAAATGCAGAGGGCGACCAACAGCCGGAAGCGTCAGAGAGTGAGCAAACAGAAAGTGAAACCAAAAAGTAAGGAACTATGAGCAAAGCGAGTACAACCCGAACGATTAAGTTTATTGCAAAGGCAGGAACTTATACGGCGTTAATCATGTGCCCAGATGGTGACATCTACCAAGAGTGGGAGGGCACGGAATCCGACGTTACTAAGGTGTTCCCAAATTTTGAACAGACAAAGCCGAAACTTAACTTTGTTTGTATGAGTAGCCGAGTAGCCGAAGGAGTGGCAACGCCTGATAGTATGCAGTACTTTTTCAATGGTACGAAAATCGAGTTTAACGGCGATACGTCAAGCGGCATTTTTGCAGGCTACTTTAAGAAGTTTGCGCCAAGCGGCGACAACATCTACTATGGTTTGCAGATTGTTAAGAATTTGGTAGAAATCGCAGGTTTTGCCCCGGTAACTATCAGAATGGTGGCCGCTATCAGCTATGGCAAGCAAAGCGATAATATCCAAGCTACCTATACTATCCCAGTGCAGAAAGCAACAGGTACAAGTTATCGTGTTACAATCGTGGCAGGAGATAACAAGGGCTTTGTTATCACCGACAAGGGCGGCAGTTGTGTTTTAAAGGCAATGGCATACCAAAGCTACGGGGAAATCACCAAAGATTTAACCTATGTGTGGGAGAAGATGGGAGCCAGTGGTTGGGAGGTAATCAACGGACAGACCGCCCAGACGCTTACAGTGTCAGGCAGCAGCATAGACACATACGGAGAGTACCGGGCAACAATTAGTCGTAATGGCGTTGAAATCGGTAAGGACATACAGGGCGTTATGGACGCATCCGATCCCTACGACATCGACGCACGCCCGACACCGGAAGACGAAGCGATAAGCGAAGATGAAAGCGGCAACGGCAAAGTAACCTACACGCCGTGGATCGTCAAGCGTGGAACGAGCACCCAGGCAATCAAAGACGCTAAGTTTTTCTTTGTTGTGAAAGATGCAGCAGGTGTTTACCTGAATAGTGACAGCGAGCAAAAAATGGCGGTTGCAAGCTATGCCGTAACACGTGCTATGTGTTTGCAGGGTGGTGGAGACATCAGCGTAACGATAACATCAGAAAGTTAAGCCTATGGGTATGTCAATAACAAGAATAGTTAAGTTTATACGCAAGGGAAAGGGCGTAATTGCCGCCCAATCCCGAAACGTATATAACTATACCTACAAGGAGTGGACGCAGTTCTACGGACTTAGTGGGCGGTCGGTCAATTGGGACAGAATCATAAATGTATCTGATTTTTCCGTAGGTGACACGATGGTTATTAATGGCACGGTATCAGACAAACAACGTATTACCATCAGTCTTTACGCTAAAGTAACGGCAATCGACACAAACCGGGCTATAATAATGGCTCAATCACTATACTACATTGCAAGCGGTGAGAATGGAGAAGATGCAATAACCATTGATATTTCGCCGGAGAACATTTTGCACAAAAAGACGGCCACCAATACTTCATACGCAGTTACCATTAAAGTATTTGAGGGTACAAAGCAACTGATAAGTAGTAACGGCAGCGGGAGCAGCTTTAAGTGTAACGTGGATACATCAAATTTCCCGACGGGCTTAAAAGGTAACACAGTAGCGGGCACAAATTTTTATACGCTTACTTTGGAGGTAGAAGCAGATTCCAATCCAAGCAAAGATATAGCAATATCTATTGTTTGTCGGGGCGTAACGTATAAACGCACCGTGTCATTTAAGACTGTAGCCGACGGGCAACCCGGAGCTAAAGGCGACAGAGGCCCGGCACTACGAGGCCCACAAGCGTGGAGCGATTGCGCCGTAGGCTATATGTTTCAGTCGGGAGCAAGTGGCGAGGAATACAAGGACGTAGTATTGTATGGCAATAACTATTATTCTTGCATCAAATCGCACACCAAGACAGGCAAAGAAACCGGAGTTAATAATACGCTTAGTACCGACTATTGGAAGTTAACCGACAAACTGGAAATAGTGGCTACAAAGATACTGTTATCGCAGTACGCTTTAGTCAAAAATTTGGGTGTGGAAGCTATCGAAATGAAAGATGCTAATAATAAAACCGTCTTTTGGGCAAAAGGCGGCAAAGTTATTTGCAATAGCGGAATTTTCAAAGACATTACGGTAAAAGGTAATAGTTCTTTTGAGGGGTCAGTGAAAGCCAATATGTTTTATGGCACAGTCAAAAAAGTAACGCCCGGCACTATGTACACAATAGACCCAGTAAACGAGCCGTACAACTTCTACTATGTGGAGAATCCGACTAAACGGACGTTTATAATTTTGCCAAAGGCAGCTGACTATGAGGGCTTAGAGATTAATATCTTTACCAAATCGTCGCCGTCGAGTTCTTTAGTGGATCGTACGATCGTTGAAGCACAGGCCGATGACGATCTATATGTTAAGAAAAATATAGGCATCGTGTCATTCGACTCAGGGTTAGTGGTAGAACAAATTAATGTTGGGTACACCAATTTTAAAAATGATAGCATTACGACGTCGACAGATAGCTACATACGCTTTAAGTGTATTGGCGGCGCATGGTATGCAATTAGCGGACAATTTACAGGAGAATAATTTAGTAATACAATTTAGATTATGGCAGTAAAGAAAACAAAAAAGTTGAGTGGCCAGGCAACAGTAACGACCATCAACAACGACCAGAAATTTCCGGTAACGGACGCAAACGGAAAGGTTACGCTTATTTCATTGGCGAACCTCAAAACCGCTTTGTTGGCAGGTATGAACCTTAACGGCTTATACGATGGTATCTTTATCATGTACCACCGTAAGAGCGATGATTATCCACTCATGGTTAAGCCTCATAAGTGGACATCGTTACAGAACAGCGGCGAAATCGCCGACGGCGTGGTAGTGGTTGAGAGCGGAAAAATCTTAGTTGTAGCCCCTACCGAATCAACTTCTAAGCTAACGTGGAGTAGCGCAGATATCAGCGGAGGCGGTACGACAACAACCGATCGTGTTACAGCGATGAACGATTGGAACGGCAAGGCAAATACGGCGGCTACTATCAAGGCAAGCAAAGCCAATGCAATCACCAATACGGCGCAGTATGCACCGGGCTACTGCAATCTGTATAGTCGTGCCAACGCTAATGGTAAAGGCTTGACAGCAGGTAAGTGGTGGTTACCATCGTTGGGCGAAATGTTTATGATTTATGCCAACATGACAAAAATCAATTATGCTTTATCCCTGATTACCGGAGCCACCCAGTTAGTTGAAGATTGGTATTGGACTTCTACCGAGAGCAGTGCTACCTACGCATGGGATCTGTACCTCTACGACGGTTATACGAGCAGTTGGATCACTAAGACCAGCAGCGCGGGCAGAGTTAGGGCAGTGTCAGCATTTATTGTTTAATTCTTAATTTCTTAGTCTTTAACCTTTAGGTACGGCGAAAGCCGTACCATTATAAGGCAATTTATAAAAAAGCAATGGCGATAAAATTAGTTTCAAGTACAAAGATTTATTTAGATGCACGCAAGTTGTTAGACATCATTTTGGATATAGTGCCCAATTTCCCACGTGCCTACAAATTCACCATCGGGGCAAAGCTGCAAGAAATTGGCGTTAATCTGATGCAGGAGATAGCGGCGGCGTACATCAATAAAGACAAAGCCGAGACAGTAAAGCACCTAACCGAGTTTCAGGCAGAGTTTGAGACAATGAAAACGCTAATGAGAATTGCCGGAGAAAGGGAGTGGATAAAAGGCAGAGGGAAGTTTGCAAGTATCATCGAGTTAATGGACGAAATAGGTAAACAATCGTCAGCGTGGAAAAACAAAGTAGTTAATACGCTTTGTAGCCAGAATCGGAATGTTACGACAGACCGAGAGCGCAGTTTTCCGTAATAAATGGGGTTTATGCCGTCATTTACGGCTAAGAACAAGATAATAGACCACAGATTGCGGCCACCGAGAACAGTGCTACCAACGCATGGAATCTGAACCTCAACGACGGTAATACGAACAATTGGAACACTAAGGCCAGCAACACGAACAGAGTTAGGGCAGTGTCAGCACTATTTACAGAAGACAGAAACGTGACAAATGATAATATACAATGGTAACGACAGAGTGGCTTTTAGATGCTTACTTTGATTGCCGTCATAGCAAGAGACGAACAGCAAGCGCAGTTGTTTACGAAATGGACTACGAAAGCCGTTTGATTGCTTTGCGTGATAGAATCAATAACCGGACGTACCAACCCGGTAAGTCTGTTTGCTTTGTCGTAACACGCCCAAGATACAGAGAGGTATTTGCAACATTACAGCAAAGGCGTGGAGTTTACCGGGTCAATAGTCAAACCCGGACGTGTCTATACCTGTAACAGAACAATAACAAACTTTGTCGCAGCAGTCAGAAGACTAAACAAGGCAAACAACGAGCGTCAGGTATTACACGCAGTATGTAGTATCAACTCATATTTAGGTTTGCTACGGCACACAAACGAGTACGCCACACGTCGTAAAGTGCTTAACATGATCGAGCCGCACGTATTTAAAGAATATGTGTACATCAAAGGGCACTACGAGGTATTGGCAATTAAGAACAAACATAAATTGAGGTATCAAACAATGCAGAGAATTAGAAATGGCGACTACTGATAGAGCATCCATTACCCTATCATCCGATAGGTTAGATATGGACTTATTTAGATTGCTACTTACAAGGTATGTAGTAGTGACCGAGCAGCGAGACGGCAAAGTGATTTATGAACTTAACAGCATCGAGCATCATGCAGATAATTGAAATAGTAGTATCGGTTATTACCGCTTTGGGCGGTTGGGAAATGATTAAATATGTAATGAATCGAAAGACCAATCGCCGAAAGGAGGAAGCCGAGGCCGACAACGTAGAATTTAATGTTTTGCGTGAGGCTATGGACTTTTTGCAGACCCAACTCAAAGATAAGGAGCAACGATTTGCGGAGCAAACAGATTTGGTGAGAAAGCAGAATTTAGATATTTTGCAGCTCAACAAGGAAAAGGCGCAGTTAGAATTAGACCTACAACGCTATAAGTGTGTAATTAAGGGTTGCGCGAAACGTGACCCAAAAAATGGTTATTAATATGAGAAAGATTAATGAGATTATCGTACATTGTACGGCAACCGCCGAGGGCAAGAACTTTAAGGCGGCAGACATCGACCGTTGGCACAAGGCTAAAGGTTGGAATGGAATTGGCTACCATCATGTAGTAGATTTGGACGGAACGGTAGAACCAGGCCGACCAGAAAGCGAGGTGGGGGCACATTGCCTGAAGCACAACACAAATAGTATTGGTGTAGTGTATGTGGGCGGTTTGGCATCCGATGGTAAGACACCAAAGGACACCCGAACACCGGAGCAAAAGGCGGCTTTGGTAAAGTTGCTTACAGAGTTAAAGCACCGTTACCCTAACGCCACGATCCACGGACACCGAGACTTTGCGGCCAAGGCGTGCCCAAGTTTTGACGCTACCAAGGAGTACAAGGATATTAAGTAATGAGCCAATGAAGAAGTTTATAACTATCTGTATATGCCTGTTAGCCCTGTTTGGGCTGATAGGCTGCAAGACTACCAAAAAGGCAGTATCGGAAACATCTACAAGCACAAGAGAGGAAACCGACACCACCAAGTTAGTAACCGATAGCATCCACGTAGGTACTATCAGAACCGACAACCGAACCACGCTAACGTATTTTAGCGATTGGGGGTACATCGAGTTTGCCAATAATGGCGGTACGCTCACGATCGACACTTTGGGCAACCTGAAAGCCGATGGCGTTAAATCATACCAACACGGCAAGAAAGCCGCCCAGACGAAAGCCGAGAGTATCGCCCAGAGTAAGGACAGCACCGACACCCACAAGTTGCAAGCAAATGGGGTGCAGAGCCGAGACAACAAACAAGCCAACAGAGAGCCACAGAAACAAGGCGTGAAAGCCTTAAAATGGTATCAGCGTACAATTTACCATATCGGCTTTTTGTGTTGCGTGGCAGCGATTATTTACGCTATATTCTTATATCTACGAAGAAAAAAATAAAATCTGTTTTCTTGATAGTGCAAGCCCGGAGCCGACCGAGAGGTTAGCCCGGGCGATTTGCTTTGCCCAACACGTAGTCTATAACTTTGCGGTTTGCGGCATCCACTTTATCCCTGTTGTACTTTATATAAACACCTGTAACCTTTGCGCCGTGGGAGTGTCCCAAAGCCTCACTGATAGTATCTTTAGGTATATCCAAGTCGGCGGCATACGTCGCCCAGGAATAGCGTGCCCAATACAAAGATAGCCCCTTTTCCAAAGGTTGCATTTCTTTTCGATTGTTCCCGGTAAGTATGAAATTGCCGTTATCATCCAACCGGGCAGGGCCTATTTTAGCCAAAGCGTTATTAACGCTACCCTGTAAGGCTTTATAGTCTTTGTACCTATCAAAGCAGCGTATAAGGTGCTTTTTGCCCTTATAGCGGTTTATTATCTCCATTGCTTCCGGCTCAATCTTAATGCTATATAGCTTATTTGTTTTGTGTCGGCGGTATTCCAAGCGGCCATTAACGATGCTATCTAACGTGCAGTCGGCAAGATCAACCGTATTAATGCCTATCAGGTAAAAGGTAAGCATGAACAAATCCCGATATTCAGGATAAAGCCCCTGTAATGGCAAGTCTAATAGTTGCCTCATTTTCTCTATTGGCAAATCCCTCATACGAGTTTCTTCTATCTTAATATGGTAGTGCCTGAAAGGGTCATTAGTCGTTATATCGTGGTCTATTGCCCAGTTAAACGCACGCTTAATAGCTTTCATATATGCCGCTTTCGTATTAATGGATAGCCCAGACATCGACATATAGAAATCATCTAACCACGTAGTCGTTATTTGCTCAAAGTGCAGCTTTGCCGGATCATAGCCAAAAGCCTGTATCTTTAACGATGCACTTTTGGTTATCCCCTTAGTGCGATCGGCACGCCCCTCACACATAGACGAAAATACGTCACTAAGTGTAGGTACATCAATGGTGGGCTTTTCCAATTCCAAGTCGGTAAGCATCTGTTTGATTTGCCTACGTGATAATTTCGGCCATTGCCCAGTCTCTTTTAATTCCATGATGCGGTTAGTAACCATTGCGAGCATAGAAACGAGAGCGGCGTTAATGCGCCGTGCCCCTTTGCCGACATATTGTTGTGTCCGGGCATCCCACTCACCGACCGAGGCATAGACACCAGTACCAAGATAGATGTTAGTGCCGTGCCCTACTATAATCTGGATTGGGTACGTACCATCTTTTAACACCCTACGAACATCTAAGCGAAAACGAGATTTTGCCATAAGCCCAACTGAAAATTTGCTGAAAATTTGCTGATTTTTGCACCCAAACCTACCAAAATGCACCATATTTCACCCATTATTAGGGGTTTGGCGCAGTAGAAAAACCCCATTTTAGGGCTGATTATCAGGTGTTTGGCTATTAGAGCCGTGACACCTGTTAATAATCCCAT